CAGCCGCTTTTAGGCTGTCAAAATCCAAAACCAGATTAGTGCGCAGGGTACATGAGGAATCTGTCATTCGTTTCGGATTGGCTGTGCCTTCATTCAGCGTAATGTAAACACCTTTATAGGCATCTATATCTAGCCCGATGATGAATTCCGGCTCCTCGCCCCATGTTCCAAACACCAATGGCGTTCCGTCCCTGCCAAGAGCCATTATCTCATGTTTGAACCATTGGCCATTTGTAAGCCATTGTAAATATTGGGTTTCTTTACTATATAATTCCATAGATCGCTTTCCGCCCCTCGCCATTTTTTGCATTTTGGCGAGGGGCATTTTTTTGTAAAAGTAGTTTTTAGATTTCTCCTTCGGCTCTTAACTGATTAACAGTGGCTATTACTGTCTCCATTTGTTTTTGGCTGTAATATTTCCTGTGGCCAAATTTTGTCCGTGGTTTTCCAATCAATTGACGGTCGTAAACCACTTTCCAAAATGTAACTGGATTTACACCCGTAATTTGTGCCGCTTTGGCGATTGTGAACAGTGATGATTTTCGCATAATATTCTCCTTTCGTAATAGTATAGTAGTTTTCCCGTTTTCATTTCTTGAAGGAATTATAAAAATATTTCAATTTTGTTTTTTGCGGCATAGATACCATTAAACGCCAATGGCGAGAAAGGTATTTTATGAACGAAATCACAAAACAAAGTTGGGAAAAAGAGCGAAAGAATTGGGAAGGCGCATTTGATGTAGAACGATTTGGCCCCCGTCCAAAATCAAAAGAGGCAATCCGTTATCAGAGGCAACATACCTCCCCCACCGATGGCCAAATCCAGTTGATGCACATTCATCATGTCAGTAATGCAGCAATCGCCCAAATGGAGAAAAGCGGAATGACGGCACAAGATTGGAGCCAGCTTATAGATGACCTTATGACGGGCGTGCGCCATGCCTGCCCCGTCAATGATCCGATTACGGGGCTGCCTTGCCGCCATCCAACATTTAATAAAGGATGTTGCAACTCGTGCGCTCAATTATCCCATCTATGATTATTCTTTTAGACAATGGTATAGGCGACCATTTCGCTTTCCTCATGGTTGCCGCCCGCATTCTCGGCGCACACCCAAAAGAAGAATTCTTTATTGCCGCCGCATGGCCAGAGGTATTTACAGCCGATGCAGAGGAACGGCCAGAAATCTGGCTCCGGCAACCGCCCGTCCATTTAATGACCGTGGCAGAGGCAATCCACAATGATCCAAGTTTGAAACGCCTTTGCGATGTTTACCGATGGATGGCAGACAACAACTGGACGGGGCATATCACCGATGCGTTTCTCGCCATGTACACCTAAAATTCGGGCTGCCTTGCCACTTAAAACGGTCTATAAGCGATTCCTTTGGGAAAAACGGGTAACAGTGCCAAAAAAAGAGCCACGGCCTTAAACCGTGGCGGCATTTAGTATCACTGTCTCAATTATTACTGCCATCCATGATGGCCAGTGCCTTTTCGATTTCCGCCAGTTTGGCCGCTTCCTCTGGCGTAAGGATTGCCGCTTTGGCTCGGATGGCGGCAATTACCCGCCGCAACTTCAACCGATTGGCTCGGTTTTCTTTTTTGAGTTGTGCGATTTTTTCAAGGTCTGTCATTTGGAATCTCCAAAATAATGCCGCCAAACCGCTTCACAACATTTTTTCGTGGCGTTGGGGTTTATCTGGACATACTCGGCGGTTAGGCCGTCTGCCTTGTGGCCAGCATATAATTTTGTCAATTTACCCTCAATGGATTAATCGCCCCACGCCACGGTATAACTGCCATCCCGCAACCATTCAAAATTAAGCGGGTTGCCTTTGGCATCAATGCTCGTGATTCCAACCCTGTCCACAAAATCCCGAAACTCATTGCCTACGCTCGTGGGGTTATAGTGCGTGCCGTGCGTTGAAGTGAAAACATATTTGGATTTGCGGGGCAGTTTCGCCAGTGCCGCCATCGTTTCCGGCCAGAGGGTTGCCGCCCGTGGAATATGATGTTTTTTGGTTTTATTCCTAATCGTCCAGTAATTCCCCGCCGCAAAATCAAAATCTTCCCATTCCAACATCGTCACTTCCCCCAAATGTAGGCATAGGTTTAGGCCGCAAAGCAACCACGCCTCCCATTCCCCATCGGCTTTAAGAAGCGTTTGGAAATCTTCCCGACTAATCGGGTTGATGTTATTGGTGTTATCCACTCGGTCGGTATACAGGATTTTTAGTTTGGACAATGCTCGGTCGATTTGTTCGGTGTCCATCCCTTCCTTGCGCCCAAAGGCGATGATGTATTTGACACGGGAGAAATACGCTTTGGCAGTCTGGACAGAGTATTTTTCCTCAATTTTTGCCCGATAGGTTTTCAGGTTTTCGTTATTGATATCGTCCAGAGTTTTGGCTCCCGTGGATTTCAGAAAAACATCCAAAGTGTTCAACGCTTCCCGCTTGGATTTCACCGTGCCAGAGTTGAACTTGTTAAAGTTGCCGATAATGGCGGCAAAGGTGAGGGAGGGGATGGGTTTGGGCAGTGCCGTAAGATTGGCGATTTCTGGAATGCCCAATTTTTTTGCTGCCTCTGCGGGCGAATTCAAAATGAGTTCACGCATCCAGTGAAGGAATCGATTAGTATCGCCGTATGCCATCTGGTTAAGATGGCGCATCGTGCGTGCCTCTCCCCTGTCGTTTTCGGGTTGCGTTGCCATGAATTTCTGGTAGGCTAACCGCTCATCGTGTTGCGTGAACCGTTCGCCAGTGGCAGACAACCGCCACAACCCTTTTCCGAGTGACCTTATGCCGAGTGACCTTTCGCCCCAACTCCAAATGTGTTCTTTCCAAGGCCGTGCCATGTTTGTCCCTTTCATTAAGACGAATAACAGCATAACACGGGGCGAAAGTCTTTGCAATAACTTTTGTCATAATTATTTGCGAATGTTGTAAGTTCAGTATTTACAGGCACTTACAATGCGGGCGTAATTCAGTGGTAGAAACCCTAATTGCTGGATTGTAGTGGTTAAAAACGCATTTCCTGCAATAACTCTTGTCATAACTATTTGTGAATTTTGCAAGGCGGCATTCGGCAATGGAATTACGCCTGTCACTTTCTGCCCCCATACCCGCCCCCCCCAACCCCAACCCCCGCCCCCGCTCGGTGTCCAGTGTTTGACACCTGCCCCCGCCATCCCCATGATACCGTGATACTATCTGCCGCCTTACGGGCGTTCCGTTGGCGGCAGATAGTATCACTGTCTCGCCAAAAAGGGGAAACATGGACAGACAACCCATCATCCTTCGGACATACTCGGAATTGGAAAAATGGGTGAAAGATTTTAAGACAAACCCAAAGGCGCACTGCGTTTGTATTTTTGGGAATGCGGGATTGGGAAAAACCGAAACCATAAAGGCAGAGTTGGGGGAATGGGAGGGAACGAATTTCGTTGAGGGGGCGAAACTGATAAAGGGAAAATTGACACCGTTTATTCTGTGGGGGTATATTATTGAAGCGAAAGACAGATTGATCCAATTTGATGACACACGGGAAATTCTAAAAAATGCGGAAAATGTCAATTTACTTATGCAACTAACCGAACATAAAAAAACCAAAAGGGTACAGTACAACTCCAAAAGTGCGGGCGATACTAAAGAGATTTTGACTACCAGCCGTTGCATAATTTGCATCAACCGTATTGACGACGATAATAAAGATTTAGAACCCATGTTTAGCCGTGCGATTTGTTTGGAGTTCAAACCCACCAAACAGGAAACGCATGATTATGTAGGAACGTGGTTTTTGGGTTCAACCAGTGGCGGCAGTGGCATGGCCCGTAGACAGGATGTATATGACACTGCCGGAAAAATGCTAACAGAATGCCCCCGCTTGGATGTTCGGGATTATAATAAAGCATTGAGCGCCTATAATTTGAAAAAGCCAGCCGAGTTTTTCAGGGAAACATGGACAAAAGACAGATACGCTCATGCCGCTTTACAAATCAAAAACCATATTCCCAAACTGTCCAAAAAAGATGCCGTGGCGGCATTTGAGAAAATGTGCGGGGGATCGCCTGCCCAACTGTATCGGGAGAAGGCCGCCTTACAGGATGATGAGGAAGGGAAAGCTACGGGAAATATTGACCTTGCCACGGCATTGGCGCAACTGGCCAATAAAGGCGATAGGCGGCAACCAGAGGAAAGGGATCAATGGAGAAAATTGGAACGCTCGGCAGATACACTTGCCCGCACGGTTGCCGGTTTGAAAAAGCCCAACCAGCCCGAAAGATTCCTTGCCCCACTGGACAGGATTATAAAAATTGTGGCCGATGCCAAGAAAATTGTGAAGGGTTAAACCAAAACCCCCCGCCTCATCGGCGGGGGGTTTCTCCATTGCCTGAATCCACTGTTACCCAACCCAACTGTATTTTGCATCCCGCTTTTCGCCGATTTGCTTCAATGCCGCCCCCGCCGCTTTTCTGATTGTCTGCCACGATGATTTTTCAACCCCCAAAGCCGAGCAAATTTCGGCTGCCGAAAGAGTTTTGCCCTTCATAATTGCTGGCAAGGCCGCCACGGACGCCGCCTTTTCTTCTTTCCCCATCCGCTTGCTCCGTTCCCCGCCAGTGGCTTTACGCACGGCTCTCCCCGTGGCATCGGCATAACTGGCGGCAAGGGCATCGTATTCAGATTCCAGTTGCCGAATTTCCTTTTTCTTTTCATCCATGGCCGATTTTATTTTGTCGGCAATGGCGAGTTTTTTCTTGCTCGCTTCGGCGTCGATTTTTTCGAGTAGTGATTTTACATCTTCCACGGTTAAACCCCTTAAAAAATCACTGCCCCTCTAACGGGGGCATGGGGAAAGAATAACCAATGGGGATTAGGGTGTCAATCCGGAATAACCACTGACACCCGAAACACTCGGCGTATCAAAACTTATTGTCGCTTGTGGAACTTCGTCCACAATTATCGGGTCGTGAGAAAAAAGATTACAAATACATTTTGTGGCTCTTGCACTTTTTCCGAGGTCGTCGGGTGTCATGCCGGTCGTGGTCAAGGTGGCAAAAGCAGTGTACACCTGCAATGGCGTAAGTTCCGGATTAGCGTAAACCAATCGGCGGATTTGATTGTAAGTACGGAGGAGGGATTGAGCGGATTGACGAAGTTGCCAATCAATTTGACTCACTACCCGTTGTTCCGGCGTGATTGTCGGTTTTGGATTTTCAAATAATGACATATGTATTTCCTTATTCTATTTCAACCCACGATAAAACGCCATCGGCTAACTGTCCACGCTTAAAGCAACAAGCAGAACTATCATACATAATCATTCCGTATGTGTTTGTAGTATCGGATAGTTTTACATCAGTGGGAAATGTGGCTACATTATTAAAATTATCCAGTGTCAACATCGGTGTCCCGCCATTTGTAAAGTTCATTGATGTATCAGTCGTGCAGTCTACCGCATAATCATAAAAAGTTATTTTATTATAGGGAAAGTTGACGCTATCGGGCGTGTAGTACCCCATTTGAATACCAGAATTGTCTATATGGAGTATTTCATTTCCGCTACCATCCCTGAATATAGTGTTACAAGAATTGCTATCTTCGGGATTAGCTTGTACACAAAAAGTATAATCTGTGTCTAAACATGTACCGATACTTACATGACCATTTCCCGTAGTTTCGCTGTAATATAATCCCGGCCCACTTGCGCACGGATAAGAGCCGCCTTCATCCGCCGTTACATATGTCCAATGGCTATCGCCCCCGCTACTACTTATCGTGCCCGTGGTGTCGCAACCCATACAAGGGAAGTCATCGCATTCATAACTATGGCCGGTTAAATCGCCCATGGGGGTGGTTGTGGTAAAGATAAGGGTATGGTCATCGGTTTGGCTTGCATAATCAAAGGGTTGATCCTCTAATTCATCATCGGTAATGATGATATAAGATGATGTAAAATCCCCGCCCGAAACAACATCGGCGAAAGTACAAGTTAAGTTTGTTCCCGTTGCATCGGAAGTAACGGTTAAACAAGGCGTAGATGTTCCGGAAGTTCCGGAGCAATGAGAGCAAATATCGTCGTATGATATATTTGTTAGATTGCCATTATTGTCGCATCCTACAACTGTATCGCCTTGTCCCCCAAGTTTCACTACGGTTAAACCTGCTCCATAACCGCCCCCGTTTAATGAGCCGATGAGTACGCTACCATTATATGATATATTCCACGCATCGCTATAAATCCATGGGGTTATTCCGTTTGCTCCGGAGAAACCAGACAGACCGTTAAATCCAGATTTTCCACTGTACCCGCTGAATCCAGAGAAACCGCTATAACCGCTCGCCCCATTGCTGCCATTGCTACCATTACTGCCATTCAGACCGCTAAATCCGCTCGCCCCCGTTGTGCCCGTGTTGCCCGTGGCCCCCTTTGCTCCTGAATAACCAGACAAGCCCACGCTTCCGGCTACGCCCGAATAACCAGAAAAGCCAGACGATCCAATAAAGCCACTAACGCCAGAGTAACCGCTAAATCCAGACAGACCTTGCACGCCAGAGTATCCCGAAAATCCAGACGCACCATTTACGCCAGAGTAACCGCTAAAGCCAGACAAACCATTTGAGCCAGAGTAACCGCTAACCCCCGCCCCCACATTAGCCATGAATGCGGGATAGGTTATCGGATTTAGAGAATTGTCCAGCATCATTACATAATTTGTAATGCGATAAAGATTTTTGTTTTGGGGAGAGTAACCGGGGAATGGGGCACTACTGGAATAAACTGGCAGAGTATGGGTTTCGCCATAGGTTTGGGTTATCTCTGATTGGTTGATAACCTTGCCCCAAAATGGATTATCTGTATCAATGTCCATGTGCCACAAACTGCCATCTTCGTGGTATAGTAATTTCACCGCTCTGGCCCAATACATCGCCCCCATAAATGTACTATCTAATTCCCCATTAGGGCCGTGATCCACTAAAACAATATCAAATTGTGGTAACGAAATAGGGGCATTGCCAGCATAGCCATCTATGTTATTTCTCGGTTGTGCCTTTACCCATCTAACACTTTCGGCGGTTGCCTTGACCGCCCCCTCTGATAATTTATAGCCATCACTCATGGTATTTGCGCCAGTAAAGAAGAAAACGAAACTGTCTTATATACATTAAACGATAACAGATATATGGGGCTGCCACTAACAATCACCGCTCCACTGCCGTCAATATATCGTGGACTACTAACCGCTTGCGGCGGGTTTCTGCCATCGGTGATTGGCACAAGATTACTGCCAACTAATTGATAATAACTCATGTTTGGTATCTTCAATGTCCAAGTTGTTTCTCGGTACATAAACTGATATTTTATTTGGTATTTTTGAACGCCCGATACATCATAATGTACATCCCACGAATAACTATTAAACTTTAGCGTATTGATGGCGGCAGACCATGTGGATGTACCAATCGTTATAGTGGCAATGGCAGAGTTAGTTTTACCAATGGCTGCATCTATACTGGTTTGGTCAATTTTATCGCTCCAATACATAATCTCCAATTGTTTATCATAAAGCGGCAAAGTGATAGGCGGGTCTATCGGTTCATTGTTAGTGTTGCAAAGTATTTTTGGCGTGGCGGAATTATCCTGCATGATGGTTTGTTCCACGGGTACAGAACTCATGGAAACTTGGACGCCATACTTATCGCCCGTGGTAAAGCCAGACGGGGCAGGCGGCTGCCTCTGTGCGTCATATGTGGAATACTCAACATCCACTGTCCATATTCTGCCATCTTGGATATTTTGGGTTGCGGTTTTATTGCTTACATACAAGGGGATTGTGCCCGCAATCGGGGACACAAGGGGGACACCATACAGAGGCACGCCAGTGGCATTTCTGGCATCATAGCCAGTAGCCAAATCGTCCGAGAATACCACGATGTATTCTCGTTTCTCGGTAGCTTGATTGCTGCGGATATCGCCACTGCCCGTGATACCTCTAAGCTGGTTAGTTGTCACTGATACCAGAGTTGTTGCCATATCGCCCCTTAAAAGTTTGCCACTTGCTCATCTTTGGAATCGTCATTTTTCAATTTTTCGATGTTTTTATCAATGTTGCTTAATTTATCCAGTTGCTCTTTTGTCATTTGTTCCATTTTGTTGGCTACTGTCGGGGCATATAACGCAATGCCGCCCGTTAGTCTGGCGGTTGCGCCAGAGGAACGATAACCACCATCCCCACTGCCAACATCCTTCAATAATTCTTTTCTGGCTGCCTCTAAATCTTCCAATGCTGTTTTATGCCATTTTTTAGTTTCATCCGCTTGATTTTTGGCACTGGCTTGAGCCAGTTTTTTATCCGCCTCAAGTTGTTTATCGTAACGCTCTTGGCTCGCTTTATCGGCTATCTCTTTAATCTTGGCTTGTTTATTTTGTTCTATCGCCAATTCCGCTTGGGCTTGCGCTGCCACGATGGCCGCTTTATCTTTTTCAAGTTGCTTGATTTCCAGCATTTGCTGGTTGTATTCATTGCGACTTACTTCTGTCCATAGTTTTTTGCCGCTTATCACGCCATCCCTTGATTTAGCGGTTATCGCCAGCAACGCATCTAACCTATCTTGATGGATAGCGGAATCGCATTTTTTCCTTAAATCAAATAGTTCATTTTCGGCGTTGATTTCCGCTTGCCGCTTGGCTTTTAATGCTGGATCGGCGATAGCGTCTAATTCCGCTTGTTGCTGTAATTTTTTGGTTTGGGAATCCATTTCCTCTACAATCGTTTTGGTTTCGTTATTCCATTTTCTCGTGAGTTTAAGCATATCGTCAATCTGTTTAGAACAAATGGCTATCTTTTCTGCGGCTGCCTTTGCGGCTGCCTCTGCCCCCGTAAACGCCTCTTTAATGCTTTTGCCGAGTTGCCACGCCTGTCCAATCACGGGGATACTGGCGATAATTTTCTCGGTCATTTCCCCCGCCCCGATTTTGCCCGCACGATAGGCGGCTGTAACCTCCCCGATGGCGTCTGCGGCCTTCTTGGCCTCATTTATAGCCATTGTGATACCCGCAACTGCCCCGCCCCCCGCCAGTAACTTCATACTCTGGCCTAATGCAGACCCTTTGCCAAAATCGGCTTTAGTATCGCCAAGAAAACTCTTGAACTTTCCCGACAGGGAATCAACATCGGATTCGGCGGATTTAGCGCCCTTTTTCCATCCGCTTGTTTCCATGCTTAACAGACCATTCATTGAGCCAACAACTGCCATTTTTATCCTTTATTGTAGACTTTGGCGATTGCCGCCCATATGGTATTTACCTTTAACGCTATATTTTCTTTGGGAGTTTCTTGATACCATTTTAATTCAAGGTCGCCTAATTTGCTGGTTTCAATACCCCTTATGGCTGCCGTGAATCCCTTCATGCTGGCCAGACGGATATCATCTATCTCGCTGCCCCATGGATGAATACCAAACTCGGCTTCCCATATCAGATATTCCTCTCTCGTTATTTCTTGTTTGGCTCTGGCCAATGGCATATGCAGCATTTCGCAAATTCGTAGCCACATTCTTGTATCATCATTTAGGGAGAGTTTTTTTTTAATTCGTCCCGTGCCTCTTGGGTTAGCACATTGATTTTCATAGAGGCATAATACAATTCGGCTATGATGGTTGCTGGCGCTTCGGATAGTTTGGCGGTATCGCTATCGCCAAAAATTCTTTGTCCGGTGTCATCACATAAGGTACGGACAAGATGGGAAACATAGATGGTTTCAATGGGCGTTACTTCCGTTTTGGCTTGCTCGCTGCGGATGATGGCGTGCCAATCGTCTGTTTCTTTTACGGACATAACACGAATAAAGGCAGTATCCCCATTGGCCATCTTATATGGCTCAAAAGATGGTTTAAGGAAACTGCCTTTATTGGTTAAATCCATGTTTAACTTCCTGCGGTAAATGTGGCGGCGTCTGTGACCTTAAACACGATTTCGCCGATAATTTCCTTGTTGTAATTTACGCTGCCCAATGGATCGAACGATTTGATGCCAACATTTAACACTTGTCTACTCCCCACGGTCTGCCCCGTGCCAGAGAAACCAGAGTAGCCAGAGAAACCGCTATAACCACTGGCGGCAGTAGTGCCATCATTAGTCATAAGCATAATCCATATGGAAGTTCCTGCCTCCATATAACCCACGATTTGCGTATAAAGGGCAGAGGCAAATCTAATTTTTAGGGTAACTTCCCCATAGTCGATTACTTTCCCTTGCTGGTATTGCTCGGTTGCATCGCTCAATTTAGTTATTTTGATTTCCGGACTGGTTATCTTATTGGCTTTGATATCCTCTATGGCGGCAAATGCCGTATACACGCCCGTTTTAGTGGTGGCCCATGCCAAAAGTGATTGATCGCCTACAATAGCCATGATTAAATCTCCCTTTAAGAGTTACTGTATTGTATTTATCATTCTCCCGATAGGATTGAAAAATTAAGGTTTTGGATATAATAAATCCTGTCTGCATCGCCACTATCGGAAATGGCCGTTTCATTCGCTTCGGATAACAGGCAGGATTTAACACTTCCAAAACTTGTCCTATTCATCGCTGCATAAACTGCCTGCCCTACGCTTTGGGCAGTGGCGAAATCGTTAGCCACGCAAGTGATAACGGCAGTATATTTTTGGAGATCGCTTTTGTTTAGTGCGCCATCCATTTGCCGTGCGGTTTCAATGATGATAGATGGCTTTACAGTGCCAGTGTCCAGACCATAAAATATACGGTCTGACACAAGGGCGGCTACGCCTGCATTGCCGTGTAACTGGTTGTAAATATCACTCTGAATCATACAATTCTCCCTTGTATGCACTGATAAGTATATTTAGTTGATTGATGATGGTTTGTTGTGCCGATTCTTTAGTAGCCTGAAAAGCATATTTCATCCAATGACGGGCATTGATTCCGCCGCTTCCCTTGCTGCCCCGCTTGGCTCCTAATTCCACGAATGAGGCATAGAAGTTATGGGGGAAAGAAACTCGGCTTATGCCAGAGATAACGCCAATTCTTAGCGTACTACGCTTCATGGCTCTAACCTTGATAGCGTTGGCGGTTGTACCTGTATCCTGTGGTGCCTTGCCCTTGGCGGCTGCCGCCTGTACTCTGGCCCCTTCCCGCAATGCCTGTCTGGCAAACTTTCTGCCAGTGTTATCCATGCTTTGCAGAGTTGCAATCATTTTTTTGGCGTCAAATTCATCCATTGAAATCCCCCAACATATTGGCTTGCACTGTTCCCAATAATGTATCGTTTTTGTTGCACAAAAATCCTAATCTTTGATAAAACATAAACGAGAGAGGGACGGCGGGTAAAGTGGTTATGTTGTTATAGCACACTGAATTACTCCCCACGGTTGAAAAGCCGATGCCCGTTGTGGCTTGATTTATCCCGTTAGCATAGGGTATCCACGCATTTGTACTTAAAGCGTATACATTACCAGTTGCCAGATTCCGAATAATGCAGTATAAGTTTGTGCCCGTGTAATTGGATAGAACAAAGGTAGTGCCATTATGGTAAAGGAATGATTTTGTCTTTCCCACGATTTCATTTACATAGATAAATGTTTCTCTCGCTGGCTGATTGGAATCGTGTACTACGCCCGCAATGGAATAGGTAACGCCATCGCAAATGATTATTTGCGTATGGTCTATATTTTTATCCAGTAATACTGTGAAAATATAATTGGATTCGCCCGTAAATCCTTTGGCGATTTCCAACTCTCTCGGCGTTGATATGCCTTTTCTTCCCGCTCGGCGGGTTGCGTAAAGCGTAAGGGCATCGGTGCGATTGCCAGAGGTATTGGTTTCCAGTTTGTTGTAAATGGAAATCCGAAAATTTCTTTGACCTGCGCCCAACATTTATGGTTTATCCTTATTGGTATGTACAATCAAAATATCATGGTCTGCCAATACTACGGCTGTTAGATTTTCTATATCTTTTGTGTTACGCTTTACATCTGCCGCCAAAGTAGCATAGCCATAAACCAGACCACATATCATTACCAGTAAATTGATTATGCCAATTATGTTTGATTGTAAAAAGTTTTTTGTCATGTTGCTCCCTCAAGCCAAAGTGATATCACGCTCTAACCATATAATTCTTTCAATTCTTTCGTCCAGTTGCAATGTAGATGGTATGTGCGCCTCTCGGTTTCTGTAAGCATCGGCAACAATGGCTTTTAGGGCGGTTAAAATCTTATTGCTGCATCCGCCAACGGTACAAGTGATTTGGACACTGGCGATATTGGCCGTGCCATCGGTCGGGATAGTTGTGATTTGGAGTCTGCCGCCGATGGTATCGACCACATATTCAGATTCATCTAAAGTTGTGCCGCCAGACCATCCGGATACGCCAGAGTAGCCAGATACGCCATAGGCAAAGCCAGACG